GTGCGCAGCGCCGTCCGTGATGCTATTCGCGGCCGCTTGCCGGGCGCTGATGCGAACGTTCCGAACAGCGTGCTGCGTGTCGTCTCTGATGCGATGGGCGCGCTCTGCCATCTCACGCTGCAATACATAGATTGGTTGGCGAATCAGCTTCTGCCGGATACGGCTGAAACCGAATGGCTCGATCGTCATGGCGACATCTGGCTTGTCAATTCGGATGGCTCGACAGGACGAAAGCTGGCCACGCCAGCGCAGGGCACTGTGATCTTTGTCGCGCAGACGCCAGGCATTGTTGTGCCGATATACACGCAACTGGTCTACCCAACATCGACATATCAGACGACTGCCCAAGTCATCACTGGCGCGCCTGGCTCTCCAACGCCCGCGCCAGTGATTGCTTTGCAGGCTGCCGCAATTACGAACTTGCCCACCGGGACGCCGCTAGCGCTTTCCCCTGACGTTATTATGCCGTTTGACACAACTTCTTTTACCGTCACTGTCGATACATTGGCGGGCGGCACTGATAATGAGACAGATGATGAGCTGCGGTTAAGGATTCTCCAAAGAATACGCATGCCGCCGATGGGCGGCGATGCGGATGACTATGTCGCCTGGGCGGAAAGTTTTCCTGGTGTTACTCGCGCCTGGTCCTATCCCTTGGAGATGGGCATGGGAACTGTGACCGTGAGATTCATGATGGATGATTTACGGGCTGACAATGGTGGTTTCCCACTTCCAAGCGACGTCGCTGACGTGGCGGCTTATCTTGACACGGTGCGCCCTGTGGCCGTGAAAGACTTTTTTGTGGAGGCGCCCGTACCGTTTCCGGTCAACATTCCAATAAGAAATCTAAATTCCGGAGATCAGGCGACGCGAAACAACGTTCTGGCGAGCCTTGAGAAGACTTTTTTTGAGCGTCAAAGCCCGGGTCAGACGTGGTTCGAGGCGTGGACTGATCAGGCTATAATGAATGCCGTTGGCGTCGTCTCTTACAACTGCAAGCCAGGGGATATAGCGATGCCTAATGCTGGATCTCTCCCAGTGTTGGGCGATGTAACCTATGCCTGACGTTGTCCTGCGTAATCATGGGCCGGATTTCGGCAGTGATTTCGGCGTCGACTTTAATGCTGTAGGGCTCGCGCCTTTACCGCCTTTACCCGGGGTCATTACGAGGCCGTCCTCGGACGCAGACCGCCACATTCGCCGCCCCGGCAGCGACTATGCATTCGCATTGCTGCAGTTGCTGCCGCAAGGCCAAGCGTGGCCGCGAGATCCGTTCAGCACTCTCGTCCTTTGCGTCTATGGTCTTGCTGACTACTGGGGATTTGTTGATGGCCGTGCCGCTGATCTGCTCGAGATCGAGAGCGACCCGCGAGCCACTCGGGAACTGTTGCCGGATTGGGAGCGCAATTGGGGTCTGCCCGATCCGTGTTTGACGGACCCGCCGACGGCTTACGCCGAAAGGCGAGCGAATCTGGTCGCCAAGATGACGCTGCTTGGCGCCCAGTCGCGGGCGTACTTCTATGGCGTCGCAGAGCAGCTCGGCTACAAAATTCAGATCACTGAATATGCGCCTTATATGACAGGCGTCTCGCGCTGCGGGGATACGCGGGGGCAATTCAATCCTGACGATCCGACGCATTACTACTGGACGCTGGGTCCGCCGGAGAATCGATTTTACTGGACCGTTCACGTTGCTTCAAAGAAGCTCACCTATTTTCATTGCATGTCATCGCAGTGCGGCATTGATCGTCTATTGAAGATCGAGACGGCAGCTGATCTGGAATGTCTGTTCAATCGCTGGCAGCCCGCTCACACAAAGATCGTTTATGATTACAGTCCGTACGAATCGCTGGACTTCACTCAGCAATTCAATTCGATATACCTAGCGCTGGGAATCATGTGAGATGGCTGACAACAAGCAGATCAAGGATGGCCTCGGAAATATCTTCACCATCAGGATGAAGGATGTTTCTGCAGCGGCGGATGGAAGCCTTCAGAGGTCGATGATCTATGCGTCGCTTTATCCGCTCGATTATGGCGCTGGCGGAATTTTTCAGCATGTCGCTAAGTCCGGGACCATGGCCGCGATGATGCCGGCGAATTCTCCCATCTACTCGTTTCGGTGGACATCGTCAGGAATGATCGCATTGATCTGGCGCATGCGGCTAATGGCGTGGAGCGTCACAGCATTCACTAGCGGTCTTGCAACATTCGAACTGTTCGCTGCGCGCAACTTTACTTCCTTCGATAGTGGGGGCGCCGAGGCTAATTTTGGAGGCGAGAATAATCAATTGCGAACCAGCATGTCGTCATCCAGCGCGGCAATCTGGTGCGCCAATACCGGCGCGTTGATCCCGGGAATGCGTACTCTTGATGCTGCGCCAATGGAAAGCTTGTCCGTGCCTGCACCGACAACAGCCAATGCTCTTTTCCAGATCGAGCCGATTCTTTTATTCCAGAAAGACAAGGCCGACCATCCACTTGTCCTTGCTGCTAATGAAGGTTTCGTGATTCAGGGGTCGGTGCCGGCAACTACCAGCACGTGGGCCTTCTCCGTCACGCTCGAATGGGATGAGGTCGAGACATATTGAGGTGAACGCGTGAGATACAATCAACCAGGCGATCAGCCTAATAATCCTAACGCACCATACGTAGACGGCAGTCCTTCTGCGGGCATTCAAGGCTCCATTGTGCCGGCTGCCGGAGTGGAGTTCCCTCAACGTGAAATCGTCGAGGTTATCACACGTGCAAACGTGCGCCTCTATTCCGACTTCGACGGCAATCCTTGCGGCGTGCCATCAAACGCCGACCTTCAGCAGCTTCGTAAAGCAATCGAAGGCTTCATCACGGCGTGGGCGTATATCATCAGCACGGAGGTGACTTTCACGGTTCACGGTCCGGGCGCGAACTTCACCGATCTCAATGCGGCGTTCAAATATCTTGGCAAATATCGCATCACTCCAACCGGGCACGTCATTCTGCAGCTCGCCGGCGCGGCACCTGGCGCTGCTCAATCCACTCAATACGTCTACACCCAAGGCATCGAGATAGCGCACCCGAATAACGATCGCATCTCGATTTTTGGCGCAACTATGCTTGCGCCGGTGTCGAGGAACGATACGGGATATGCATGGAACGGCAATAGCGCGGTGCAGCGTGCAGCTGACCTGGCCACGAACCTTGCGGTTCTGCGGACCAAGTTCGCGACTGAGCTTCATTTCTCTGGCCCAATACCCAATGCTGTGCGGGTCGGCGGCATAGCACTCATGCACATGGACGGAATTCTTTTCACGAGCGACGGCAATCTGAGCACGACTGGGGTTAACTTCAATTGTTCCGGCTATATGAACTCCCTGCCGCGGACGCTTGATGGCTCAACAGGGTGGGCTTATGACGGATTGGCTGCCGTCAATTTCAAGGGAACAACGCCCTCATATGTGGCCGCCGGCTTTCAATGGGACGTTGGCGCCGCCATGGCAGTCAATGGTGAAACGCGTGATCAGAATTTCTGTACCCCGTTTATCTCGATCGGGAACGTCGTTGGCATCGCTTGCACCAACGGCGGCTTCATAACTTGCAACGGCAATTGCATTTGTCTCGGCAACGACACCATTGGATTTCAGCTGTTTCCGCGCAGCGGCACGCAGTGGGATGGCGGTATGTTCGTCAATGCCAACGGCGGCAACGGCATCCAATGCTATCTCTGCTCGACCGGATACATCTCCGGGCCCCTGACGACCGGCACCGTCACGAGTGCTCCGTCGCATTGCTTCAAAAATGGCGGTTGGGGAATTTATCTGGAGGAGACGAACGTTTCGATGTTCTGCGATTTCGGAGCTGGCGCGAACGCAAATGTCTCTGGCCAGATCTTCGCCGGAAACAATGCTGCCTGCCAGCTATGGGGAGCCTATGCGAACTACACGCCATGCAGTCCGGCTTTCGGCGTGAACGGCAACAATAACTCTATGATTGCCAGCGGATGGTGATGTGCAATGACGATGCTGCTTTACTGTCTTAACGGTGTCGTGCAAGGCTCGCATGACAGCGACCAGCAGATCGATGCGTCGGCTTATGGAACTGGCGCGCGTGTCATTCCGTATGATGCGCCGTTGTCGACCCTCGACCGGGTAGGTGATCCACCAACGAACGGGCAGCGTGATACGCGGCCGTATGCTCAGCCTGCCGAGACGACGCAGACATTGACTGCTTATGCCGGTCAAGCGAGGTTCGAAGCGGTGACGGTCGCTGGAATAACCTTCAACAGCATCCTGGTGAAGACAGATCGTGTAAGCCAGACTCTGATTGCCAACCTTGCGCAGTACGTTGTGTCGGCATCAGTGGCGCTCACTACGGTTTTTGATTTCACGCAAGATGGCGTCGGCTATAAAATTACAGCCCAAAACGCTATCGACATGAACAACCAGATTGCTGCGTTGGTTCAGGAGTGCCGTACGATTGAGGCGGCATGCATTGCAGACCTGACTTCGGCGTCGCCGACCATCCTGACATATGACGATGTTGACGCGCGTTTTGCGGGCGTGTCGCGGTCACGGAAAAAGTAAATGGCCGGCCCGACATATTTCGAGGCGACGGTCAATATCGCGAAGAACGATGATTGGATCGTCCCGTTTCAATATGGCTATTACGACACGGATGGTGTGACGGTGATTCCGATCGATCTCACCGGCTCAGTGATCAAGATGGAAATTCGAATTCAGGAAACCGATCACGAGGCCCTGGTGTCGGTGTTCTCACCTGATAACGGCATCGCCTTCGATGGTGACCCGAGCTTGGGTCGCTTCGTCATTACTCTCACCCGCGACAATCTGATCAGGCTCGCGACTGGAACCTATGTGACAGACCTCGTCCGGTTGATGCCGCAGGGATATCAGGAGCGCATTTTCGAGGGCACCGCGCAGGTGGTCGAAGGAACGACGCGATGACGCAAGAGCTTTATATGGCCGGAGGCGTCAACAGGATCGGGCTCACCCCCAACGTGGCAGCGTTCGCAGGCGGCCCGTCGCTGATTGTGCCGCAGGTTGGGCCGCCAGGGCCGCGGGGGCCTCCTGGAGCGATTGGGCCGCAAGGGCCGC